GTGACGGTGAGTGCGGAGAAGGTTCTATTTGGGAAGCATTACGATTTATCTATGAAGCAAAGTTAGATAACTTAGAAGTCTACGCTAATGTGAACGGAATGATTGCCTACGATATGATTGATAGAGATTATATCAACAATAGGTTACGGGCGTTCCTGCCACGTATCAACATTCGTAACACAGAGCCACCAAAGTGGCCTTTTGCAGAAGGTGTACTAACACATTATTATGTTTTAAAACCAGAGGATTTGGACAAGCTATGAGAAATTACTTTGGACAATTAATGGCAGAAACGTTAGCTAACGATCAAAATGTTTATCTTCTCACAGGCGATTTAGGCTTTGGTGTTTTAAATAAAAGCAGAGAAGTTTCTCCTGATAGAGTATTTAACGTTGGTGCTGCTGAACAGTTAATGTTAGGTGCAGCCGTAGGTCTTACACACAATGGTAAAATACCTATTTGTTACAGTATTACACCATTTGTAATTTTTAGACCATATGAGTGGTTGAGAAACTATCTCAATCATGAAGGTGCACCTGTTAAACTTGTGGGTACGGGTCGCGACAAGGATTATGGTCACTTAGGATTCAGCCACTGGGCCATAGATGACGAAGATGCATTAAAGGCATTTCCTAAAATTAAGATTTATAAGCCTAACAACGAAGAAGAATTGGCAAGCATTTGGCAAGAGTTTATCTACAGTAATGAGCCCTGCTATCTAAACATTAAAAGGAATTAGTTGTGGATAGACTCATTGACAAATTAGAAAAGCGAGGAGACTGGTGGTGGCCCATTGGAGACCAAGGTTGCTGGAAATATATGCATAAGCATAGTGATGTTGTTGACCATCTCTGTGAATACGTAGCAGAACGTAAAGTTGTTGTGCAAGCAGGCGGTAACGCTGGATTTTACATTCGTAAATATGCAGAGAATTTTGAACGGGTTTATACGTTTGAACCTGAGCCATTAAACTTTTTAGCATTATCAATAAATTGTGATTATCCCAATGTTGTAAAATTCAATGCCGCTGTAGGCGACGCACACAGATTTATTGCATTAAATCATCATGCACACGATGTTGGTGCTACTCATGTTGAGGGTGTAGGTAATATACCTACGTTTAAAATTGATGACCTAGAACTTGATCGTTGTGACTTAATACAACTAGACACTGAAGGTTATGAATACTTTGGCTTATTGGGTGCAGAGCAAACAATTAATAAGTTTAAACCAGTTATCTCTATAGAATGGTTTGAGCCTTGGGCGGAACGATATGGTGTTAAATTTGAAATGATTCGGTCTTTCCTAGACCGGTATGGATATATGCATATAGCAACACACGCAACCGACCTAGTTTATGTGCATCACAATGAATAACATACTAATTACAGGCGCAACAGGATTTATAGGTCGTTATCTAGTTGAGCAATTTTGCCAAGACAACAACGTTATTTGTTTAGTTCGACCAGGAACAAAAAATCTAAATAGAATTGCTGAGTTCTCTAATAAGATTAAAATAGTAGAACACAACATCAGAGACACGTACAATCTTGATGCGTTTAAAGACATAGATATTATTCTTCACGCAGGAGCAAATCCTAGTGCTGCCGATAGCATTACTGCACCAGTTGAATCTGTTTTAGATAATGTAATAGGAACATTGAATCTATTAGAACTAGCTAGACATATTAGTCTTAAAAAGTTTGTTTATTATAGCTCGGGCGAAGTGTTTGGTCCCATTCCAATTGGTAATGACAGCGGAGAGAATGATGCATATCGTTCTAACAGTCCGTATGCAGCATCAAAGGCTTCGGGCGAAGAGCTTTGTGTAAGCTACTCTCATACATACCAACTACCAATGAGTATTATACACATTAATAATACCTTTGGTCCAATGTGTCAGCCAAATAGACTGCCTACAATTATTATTAAAAAATTGCTCAACAATGAGACACTGGACATTCATGTAGGCAAGGAAAATCAAATTGGTGGTCGACGGTGGTTCTATGCAGGAGACGTTGCTGGTCACACAGACTTTGCAATCAACAAACAACAGGACTTGTGCGAAAAATGGAACAGCGCAGGAAACAAGTTTATTAACAATTTTGAGTTCGCCAATAATATAGCGGACATAATGGGTAAAAAACTAAATTATAACTTTATACCAGTTGACAGGCCCGGGCATGATTTATGTTATTCAGTAGATCCGCAAAAGTTTTATGCAAAGGGCTGGACTGAACCAGTTTCTTATCAACAAAGACTTGAACAAACTGTTAATTGGTATTTAAACAATCAGGAATGGCTCTATGTATAAAACTGTGTATGTTACAGGATGTTTAGGATTTATTGGCTATCACGTTGCTAAATCCTGTTTAGAAAAGGGTTGGTATGTCTGCGGAGTTGACAAGGGCACATATGCTGCCAATTGGAATCTTCTTGATGATTTACTAACATACAAGAATTTTAAATTTGAAAATAAAGATATTAATGAACTAACAATGATCTATGACTGTGATTATTTTATTAATACTGCCGCAGAAACTCACGTAGACAATAGCATTGTTAGTAGTATTGAATTTGTAGACAGTAATATTAGTGGTGTTCATAATATTTTAGAACTTATTAGAACAAAAATTAGTGGTAGAAAAAAGACTCCTGTTCTATTACATTTCAGTACTGACGAAGTGTATGGTGATATAGATCAAGGGTTCCATAAAGAAACAGACCTGTTAAAGCCGAGCAACCCTTACAGCGCAACAAAAGCTGCTGCTGACATGTTGGTCATTGCTTGGGCCCGGACATATAACTTACCTTATGTAATTGTTAGACCAACAAACAACTATGGTATTGGTCAGTATGCTGAAAAGTTTATACCACACGCCATTAAGTATCTAACGTTGGGTAAAAAAGTTTTGTTACACAACAAAGGAACACCACGTAGAACGTGGTTACATGCAAGTGACACTGCCAAAGCTGTAATAACAATTATAGAAAAGGGTATTGTTAATGAGATTTATAATATTTCAGGCACGTTTGAAGAACAAAATATCGTAGTTGCAAAAAAGATTATTAATCTTTTAGGGTTAACAGAAAACGAAGAAAACTATCTAGATACAAATTATGAGCGTCCTGGTCAAGATGTTAGGTATGCTATTGACGACACTAAGATTAAATCTTTAGGTTGGGAACCGAAAGCTAACTTTGACGATGAGCTTGTAAAAATTGTAAAATATTATAAAGAAAACTTTATTTGGTGAAATTATGAAAAATTATCTTATTGGCGCTGTGCGCCCAATTATTAAGAACTGGGGTTATTGGAAAGGCACAGGAGATAATCCAAAGGCTGAACGTGACCTTATGGACTATGAAAATATGTATTCTATCAGTAGAAGCAGCGCAAAAACTTATCTTCGGGGCGAGTGGGAAGAAATCAAGCTCACTGCACCCGTGCTTGATTCCAGAGCATATCAAATAGCACACTGGTACATGATTAAGGAACTATGGCACAAAGAACCCTGCAACATTTTATGCATGGGTGCAGACACTATGTTCCTCAAACCAACAGAAGTGTTTGGTAAGTATAATGATATGATGATGTTTAATTACACTGATCCAAAAACACACGAAGAAGCACAGCATTATTTTAACGATGATGTTAGATACTATCCAGCAGAGATGGACCCAAAGGTTTGGGACTTGGGCGAAAGACTTATGGATAAGTGGTTCACGCACAAAGAAAATGATTGGAGTTGGGGACAGTTGATTCACAATTATCAGTTGTGGGGTCAAGGTTTAGATGTGTTAGAAGTACTAGATCCAAAAATGGCTTTTCAAATCTTTAACTTAAATATACCTTTTGCAGAAGATTGGAATGGTTGCAAATTTACAGATGCTAACATAATTCATTTACATAGCAGCAGAGACACAACCTCTCGAGTAACCGCAATGAAAGAAATTGCAGAAAAGTGCAATGTTCCTGTTGATATAAAAGAAGAAATGATAGTATTATAAAATACTACAGAGATCAGCAGACCGCTTTGTTAAAAGTTTTGTATAAAAGTATTTGGTAGGCGCCTACCAAGCACTTTTTTTAGGGACAGTCAGTTGCAGCACTGGGCTACTATATAGCGTATTCTAAGAGGGACGCAAAAACATTACTTGTTAGACTGAACATATTCTGTCCACGCTATTATTTACACAAACATTCAAAAATAGCTAGAAAACGGTGTATTTTTAAGTGCTGGCGATAAAGCGTGTTAAAAACAAGATAAAGCGCAACATATAGTATCGATAAGAACTACGAAATAAGATAAAAAACGTTAAATAAAAACATACAAAAAGGTAAACACATGTTAATTCAAAAAACGCTTGATCAAGGCGATATTGTTAGTATTAAACTTCTTACTGGAGAAGAAGTACTCGGAAGATATGTTTCCGAAACAGACACAGAGATCCATGTTAAAAAACCCTGCACATTAGCTATGGGGCAACAGGGAATGGGTATTGTAGCTTGGATGATGACGACTCAACCGGAGACTACAAAGCTAAATAAACATACTATTATTGCTTATGCGCCCACAGATGGTGAAATTGCAAAAGCATACCTAGAAGCTACTTCATCGATTAAGTTAGCTTAACGTGCCCAAAAACACATAGACTTGACAAATCCGTTTTAGTGTAGTATACTATAAAGACAATGTAACGTTGTCAAAGGGATTCATATCACCAACCGAGAGCTATGCTCAACAGGAGGAAAAAAGTATGATAGAAAAATCAATGAAAAGTGTCAACCTTATTATAGGTTTACTGGTTGTGGGTTTACTAACATCAGCTGTAACCACATATAAGTTCAAGCACACTAACACTAAAACAGGATTAACCACAGCATCAGCAGAACAAATTCAAAAAGATTTGGACTGTCTTGCAATAAACATTTACAGAGAGGCAGGCAATGAACCATTTAAAGGTAAAGTTGCTGTAGCCCAAGTAACACTTAATCGTACACAG